TCCGACTGTAGAAGACCAAGTAAACGCAGTAATTAAACAGTTTGAGCGTGGAGACGATGGGAAACTAACATTACCTGAAGGTAGTGAAGTTTCACCTGAGTTAGAATACGCAGCAAGAGCTGAAATTCGTCGACGTGATACGCATTCGTCGTATAGTAAAATTAAAAATGAGAACATTGAGCTTAAAAATGAGAACCTCGCTATCTCTGAACAATGGGAAGAAGACTATTTAGCTAATGCACCAGTTGCAGACAAAGCTGAGTTAGCTGAACTGAAGACTACGGATCCAGACGCGTATATTGCTAAAATTGAAGAGTTGAAAAGTAAGGCAAAAACTGATTTCGAAGCTAAGAAAACTAAAGTAGCAACAGAAATTAAAAAAGAGACTAAATTACAACGGCGTAAACGATTAGTTGAAGAGTATAACGCAAAACACCCAGACGCCCCTTTAACTGATGATATTATAGAAAATGACGTTCCACCGCGCATTACAGCACAATTAGCTAATGGTGAGATTAATTTCGAGCAATTTTTAGCTAAAATTGATAAATATTTGAATACGGGTAAGTCTTTAGGTGATATAAAAGAAGCTAAAAATAAGCCAAATCTTAGCAATACAAGAGGCAATAGTACGCCAACCAAAGAAGCTATAGCTTCTGATATTAAAGAGTCGTATAAAAATGTCATTTTTTAGTGTACTTTTTATATAAATTCTGTTATAATTATTTAGATTTTAGCCTAATTCCATATTTATATGCCTAGGTACTAAAAGTACTACTGCGGTCACCACTATTGTTGGATTCACCGTGCTCAAAGTTAAACTACTATGGGTGCGGTTAGCACTCTAACTAAATTAAGAAGGTGAAAGCTATGGCTACAGCAGTAGTTCCATTAAATTCTGACCTGAAGCGTCGTAAGTGGATGCGTGAAGGTCTTGTTCAAGCTTCTTCTGTTTCTTTCTGGACTCCTCTAACTGGCAATACTAAAAATGCCATTGTTTATCAAGAAAACAATGAGAATTCGACTGCTGGACATACTGTTGTATTTGATTACGACGGTAATTTATCTGGTAAAGCTATTAAAGGTAAAGAGACTGCGTTTGGTAAAGGCGAACAGAAAAAGAAATTTTCTGACAAAATCACAGTTGAACGATACCGTTTGGTAGCAGACAATGGTGATAAATTCGACGGCGTTGATATCGGTGATTTAACTATCAACGAACATTCTGATTCTCGTAGCAAACTGGGTGACTTATTTGTTCGATTCAAAGATCAATCATTATTCGATGCTGCGCAAGGTAATTTAAACACTAACGATGACGGTGTTCAAGCACCTACTCACATAATTGATCTAGGTAATTCGTTTACGTTCAATAACTTACTAACTATTGAAAAAACGTTACGTACATCTAATGGTTTTACGACTGGTGAAGTACGTCGACCATTAGACCCGTACAATTTTCGTCGATTCCAAGGCGAAGCGTATGGACAACATCCAATGTGGTTGTTTGTAATTGATGCAGCTATGGCTAATTTATTGCGGTCAGACACTGCAGGTTATCAAACAATTGTACGTTCAGGTGACTGGCGTGGTGCAACTAACCGTAACATCTCTGGTGTTATTGGTACATTAGGCGCATTGATGATTGTTGAAGCTAATCAATTCTTCGGCAGTACTGCAGGCAGTGCTACAGGTTGGCAGTTAGACGATTCTGAAATTGAACTGTGCGGTTTACGTCAATATGCAGGTGCAAATCCTGCGACAGCTCCTTGGACTGGTCAAGAAGGTTTTGACTACGATAGTAATGAATTGCACTCGCGTGGAATCATCATGGGTCGTGGTGCATTACAATGTGCATTTGGCAAACAACCTGATTACCGCTTCCAAGCTTCGCAAGATTTCGGTATTAAATCTGAGTCTGCTGTTGAGTTTTGGATGGAATCACGTAAGACTAAACTCAAAGCAGAAAATGAGAAGTACAAAGCTGCTAAGATATCTGATATCGACTACGGTGTTGTCGCAGTTGATGTGGAGGTACAATAATCATGACTGATTTACGACGTGAAAAACGCTTTTTCCAAAAGAAACAAGAGTGTTTCTTTGCAGGAGAAGCAAATGAAGGCACAGAAAACGGTGAATTCCCTGCAGTTAATGGTAATCATCAGCTTGCAAATTTACCACCTGATGCCATTATCACTAATGCTTATATCCATGTAGAAACAGCATCGGATGCTGCTATTTCTGCAGTAGCAACACTTGGTACAACTTCAGGCGGTACTGAGATTCTATCTGCTGCAGACTTAACTACAGTTGGTGAGCAAGGCACATTCACAGGTCAATCTCTAACTGGTACAGGAGTTACTTTATGGTTAGGTTTGGCTTATGTCGGTGCAGCTACTAATGTAGGTAAGTACAAAGTGGTTGTTGAGTATCTCGAGTATCGTAAGAATACTGGTGATTATACTCAAATCCCTACTGTGTAATAGTTCAAATAAGGCTACTTTCGAGTAGCCTTAGGGATATCATAATGTCTAGAAGCATAGTAAGACTACCAGGCGCAGAAAATGGCGTACCTCCTGGGGACCTCTTTGATGGTTTCGCTACAGAAGCTGAAATCAGGGCTATGGATGCTAATGCTTTAGTAGGCCAAATCTGGCGTGCTACTGATACTCGTAATAACCTAAAAGCTATTTCAAGCGCACAATCTACTACTGGTTCTGAATATTGGCAACAAATAAACTTTGTGTTCAATTCTGCTACAAATGGATGGGAAAGTCCAGAAGCTATTGATGGTAGTGTAATACAGATTGGCCGTGAAACTGTTGTAGATGTAATTAATACATCAGGTGTTGTTATTACAGAAGCATTACCTCAGCTTTTAGTTGATACAGGTTCAGTGTCTGAAGCTAATTTCCATGATGTTGCATTGGCTCGGTCAGTAGATATCGGTGACGGTGCTACTTTTGGTTTATCTACGACTGCAATGGGTATAACTGGAGATACTCGTAAAGGGAAGATAAATAAAGCAGGTTATATTAATAATGTAGATATTATTGCTTTAAGTGCAATAGTGGGTGAAACATGGTCTGTAGGTGAACAGCTGTTTGCTCATGGTTCTATATTTGGAGCATTAACTAATGTAAGACCTGCAGTAAATATAGTACCTGTTTGTACTGTTAGAGTATTAGGCACATCAGGACAATTATTCGCAAATCAATGTGATACGCGAGTTGATGCTTCAGTACAACCTGTTGCATTCAGCAAATATAATTTTACTGGTGATGAAGTATCAGCAGGCTTGATAGCTACTTTTTATGCTTTATCATTAGATGATATTGGTACAGTTACAGATGTATCATTAACAACTGCACCTGTACCAGATAATAGTACAGCACCTTTTGAATTAGCTGGGGTACAACGAGATTTCATAACTACGCCATTTGCAGACGGTACAACTATTGTTGCAGGTGAGCGTAAAGGGCAGGTGCAAGTCGAGCAAGCACCTGCGACAGGCGAAGCAAAATTTCATTTTGAAGTTTATGAGACTTTACCAGATGGGACACCTATTAGTAGCGGTATACTTGGACAAGATTATAGCTATTTGAATGCTGGACCAGTAACTGTCGGTGATTTAGGTGTAGAACCTATTGGAGTATACCACTCTAAAATAGAAAATAAAGATGCAAATGAGGATTTTATTTCTGGAATCTTTGCTCAAATAGGCCAAGAATATTCTGTAACTCCTGGTAATCGTATTAGAGTACACGGATTAGCTGAAAAGGTAGGTACCCAAGGTGGAGCAGTAACTTATGTTTTATATGCAGGCGCAGATAGAAATAGTTTTATTGAGACGCCTGCAAATATAACTACTGATACTACCACTAATGTATCAAATGTGCCAGGTACTACTGCAAGTGATGCACTTGATGGGTTATATACTTCAAAAGTAGAATGGGTTATTCCTTGGGTACCTGGTACTTATCGTGCCAATACAATGACTAGAATAGGTAATTGGACGACAATGTCTAATAAGCTGACAAGTGATTACCCTGTCCCTATTCCAGATGGAATGCCAGATTGGTCTATAGCCCCTGATCCGACTTGGACGACTTCTCAGCTACTCGGTGATTTAGCTTTTGGCTATGAATTTGTCGCAGACACAATGTTTGATATACAAGGATGGCGAATTTGGATACCTGCATCTTCAACGAATCAAAATTGGACTGTTGGCTTATATGATTATAATAATCCGAATAATCCTATATTAATTGGAAGTGAAGAAGTACCACCAGGTCAAGCGGAAGGCTGGTATGAAGTATTAGATGACGATGAATCTGCACGATTTATAGTTTATCCAGGTGATACGTATCGACTAGTTGTTATAGCTCACGATGAAACTAATGACATTGATTTTACCGACGTATGGCGAAACATTGATGGTGGAGCGATACCTGGAACAGGCATAGTTACTTTAAATACTGCTACTGGACCTAAAATATTTATCCATAAAACGGCAGCAGTAGCTGGGACAGGTACTGATCGTAGTGCTGATTTGATACAGCTTGGTGAAGACGATAGAATAAGATTTGAAGAAATTGCACAAGCTTCACGGTATTCACTTTATAGAGTAATAGGTGCTTCAGTTGATCAGGGTACCTATATTGAAGTACCTGTTCAATTACTAGATGAAGGTCAATCTATAAGAAATAATCGGGATGTTAGAACAGATTGGACCGTATATGGTGCAGCCACTAATACAAATTATGTCACAGTAGCTGGAGGCATACCTACTTATTTCCCTGTTGGTAACGTGCAAGGATTTTTAACTCAAATTATAGATGATGTGCTTGATCCAGGTTTAACATTGAATAATGATTTATTCGGTGTTGATATTTTTGGAGAGGAATATACCTTATCAGATGATTGGAATATTGTAGCGTTTTCGGGTGTTTCAAGTAATGGGTCTACTAGCAGTGATAGTTCAACAGAACCTGTTAGTTTTGCTGATTTAGTTGGTTATAGATATCAACATACTAATTCACAATCTTTTACGCTTGGGAAAGCTTCAACTACTTCTCATGTTAGAGACTCAACTGACACATATACTTTGAGTTTTAATGGTGTTTTAACTTGCGATATTGTGGCAACACAAGGTCCTGGTGGTAGAGATGTTGGATTTTTAAGTAGTCCAGTTTGGTATGCTGTTTACGTGATTGGCGATTCGAGCGGTGTTAACCCAACGCAAGTAATAGCTTCAGAATCTTTTACAGGCCCGAGTTTTGCAAGTGCACCAGGGTATGACATTTATCGGTTAGTTAACTTTTTCCGTCGTTTCAGTTCTGGGATCGTAAGGCAAACGCATACTTCAACTGGCGGTGTAATTCGTGTTGAGTGGAATACTGATTCAAACGATTTAAGTTTCTTAAATGCAGCCACATCTTCTACCTTGGTTCCTGTCACTGTCAATGATTATACACCTCCTGGAACAAGTATTATGTTATTGGGAGTTGGACCAAAGCAAGGTGGTACAAATGCAAATAGCGGTTGTCAGTTAGCACCAAATAATTTAGGTTCTCCGAATCATCAGTGTAGATTCTTTAGATCTGGTATTGCTACGACATTGTCGATGAGAACTACTACTGAAATATCATTGGATACCACTTCTTCAACACGTCGTTTTTATTGGAAAGTGCTTGATTTTTCTGTTGGAACGCTGAGTTTAGTTGCCCGTGGTTGGGTTGTAGATTTAACTACTGATTGGGATAATTTATGAGTACTAATTTTCAAGTTTTAGTAGAAAATGGTGACGGGCTAATGACTTCATCAGGTCCAGCAATAGCCTGCGGTAATTATGATGTAACTCAAGACGCAAGATATAATGCATCTACGCATATCGCGGTTATTTTTTCAGAGTTTCAAACTATTAATGTACAACATCAAGAAGGTGCGGCGACTATGTCACAATGGAACGGCACTACATTTATTGAAGTAGCACAACCGCCAACACCGAATGACTTAAAACCTGTTACATTAGGTGATTTAAAGACTGTAGCATCTACATTAGCTGCAAGTTCTGATGGTAATGATGCTATTGATGCACTTATTACTGAAGTAGATAGTTAATGGAGATAAATTATGCAAGTATTAATTGAACCTACACAAGATGCGCAAGTTGCGGATGTGAATATAAGTAATGATAGATTTGTAAGCCTAGCTTATAATAGTGATGCTGAAGTGATTGATATTGAATTGTTTGTTACACAGACACCAGAAGCAATAAAACCAGCTATTCAATTAACGTCAAGTACTAATTACATACAAATAGGTGGACCTGCTACATATCGGATAATCAAACCAGCAACAACTAATGTCGTTGGAGTGTACGTGGAGAAATAATGGCTACTCGAATAGAAAATATCATCTTAAGAGCTAGAGATACATTAGCTGATCCGTCTGCTGAACGTTGGTCTGATGCTAGACTATTGCGTTTACTTAGCGAAGCACAAGAAGATATTAATATACACCATGAATTGTTAAAAACAACAGTTAAATTACCTTTAATTGTAGGTAAATTCATTTATGATTTACCTTCTGATTGTTATAGAATTCTTAGGGCATCTACTGAAGACTATGAAATACCTTTGGTATCATATACTAGCTTGGATGAGCAAGCTCGGCGTGAGATTTATTCTGAAGATATTCTAGATTACTGGCAACGTGATAGAGGTTATTCGCCGCGTACAGATTTTGATAATCGACAAGTAGCCTGGGAAGCTGCCGAAGGTAACACTATTCGAGCGTTAGTTTTTGATAATCGTAACCCATTAGAAGCTAGACTATATCCTATACCTAACGAAGATATTGCACAAGCAGAATATACGTTTGAAAATGCTGGACCTATATTGTTTGCGGGTGATGAATTCTACGGAGTAGTTACGGCAATAGAAGCTACGACAGCTTCAGATAAAGACTATACTTTTGATAGTATCTATGGCGTAGTTACAGATTTGTATGACCCTTTTGTAGATACTGAAATATTTGAAAGCGTTTATGGTGTAGTGACACAGATTAATGAGACTGAAGGTTTTGTTACTGTGTATTATTCTCAAAATGCTCCAGTTGTTGAAGCAGCAACTGATACACTAGTTATACCACCTATGTATGATAAAGCTATGAAGTATTATATAATAGCACATGCATACGATGATGATTTTGATACTCGTAACCAAGAAAAAAGTGTAAAAGCTTTAGGTCTATACCAGCGAGAATTGCAACTAGCAGAAAAATACAATGAAACTGATGGTACTAGAGCTCCACAGTTTCGTTCTCACTATAGGAGTCCTTTTGAATAATGACTACTCAACGAATAGTTAAAAAGAATCTAGCTGGCCAAGAAGACATCCTATATGGTGAAGATACTGTAGTACAAGGCCGAGCAGGTGGTAATTTTGTTATTACTAAAGTACGGAATATTCAACCTGTTAATTCTATTGCTGAATTAGATGCACTTGATGTTAGCAAATTTGTTAAAGCTAGACTATATAGTAATAATGGCACACCTCCTATCGATTATGAATATATTGTCGATAAATGGGTGCAAATAACGCCAGACTTAAATCCTGCAACTGTAAATGAAATGCTTAATAATACTGGGTATTATGCAGGATTAAAGGGAATTAAAACTAAAGAGTATAGTACAGGTAATGGTGGTTCTGGTGTTTACGATGCTGTATTAACTTCGAGTATTACACCAAATCCTTTTAATATACTTACGAGTATAGCGGATCCTACTATTAGCTTTGTATTAAGAAATCCGTCTGGTTTCCTTGATATTGCTGCATGGGGTCCATTTGATGTTGCAGACGCATCCACTATTATGCAATCAGCTGAAACGCAATTTGTAGGTGTTCCACAACATTGGCCAGCAGGTACATTTCCGATGCAAACACAGATAGTATTAGATACGGCATCTGCTAGTGTATTTAACCAAGGACCACAAATAATAGGTGCAGGTATAGGCCTTACAGTCTTTGATAATCAAGTATCATCAGGACCTTTATTTGACATAATTGCTGGCGGGACACCTGGATCTAATTTCCTTATGGGTTGTACTCTGCGTAACTTTAAGATTATCCGTTCAACATCAGAAACTGATCAGATAGCTATCAGATTAAGAACATCTTATCAAGTAGAGTTAGAGCTAATTCATATTGATGGTATGACTGGAACAGGAATTCAAATACCTACTAGTGTAGGTGATAATGATGGTTCTAATATGGTGAACATGAAAAACTGCCGTATTGAAAACTGTACTGGCTGGGGAATTGATTCTAAGGGTGATCCAGGATTCAATGAGTTTTCTTTCTTTCATATGGAAATGGTGTTCATACAGAATTGTGGTACAACTAGTGCTGCAGCAACGCCACCTAGTGGCGGTATGCGGCATAAAGGCCAAATAATGACAATGAATCAGTGTGCTTTCACATTGAATCAAAATTGTGCATTGTTCATACCAGGTGAAGCTGGATTAGCTCAAACAGTTGATATACAAGATACAACATTTGAGAATAACTTAAATCGTAATATATTATGCACAGGTATTTCGGCGTTTAAAGCTAGAAATTTACAACAGTATCATAATAATGATTTTATTGGTATAACCGGTATTGAATTTGACGGTGCTGTTGATACAATAAGACAAATTGATATTGACGGTTGCGTAGTGAGAGCAACAGAAGACAATAATGCGTTTACAGCTTTTAAAATAAGTGGAGCTAACGTGGAATTCGATACTTGTCGAGTTAAACGTGTTGTTTGGGATTTCTTTGATTTTGCAGGTCAAACACGTTTTGATGGTTGGCAGTTTGATCATGTAGTTAATACTTTAGATTTTGTTGTAGCTGCAACTACTTTAATAGAATTAAAGCCCTGTCCTACGCGAGGACGAGGTAATAAAATACCGTTACGTTTGACTGGAGGCCAAGGTGGTTCGCCATCTACAACAGGTGAATGGGTAGAGCATCAAGTAGCTAATGCCGGTATATCTATAAATAATTCTGGTCTGACAGCTTCGACACGCTATTATTGTTATTTGTATGATAATAATGGTGTGGCCACATTAGAATTGAGTACAACTGCATTTGTAACAGATGTAGATACAGGGTATCCAGTTAAGATAGGCGATGCTACTAGATATTTTGTCGGTTCTGTTTTAACAGACGGTGGTAGTTTATTTGAAATAACTGCTACAGGTTGGCTAAATCCGAGAATAACTTTCGATGGCCCTCAAACAGGTGTTCCTATATATAGATGGGCCGAGACAACAACGGTTAATAGAATGAAATACGCAGTTGCACCGACTTCGAATACTGATGGGACTGTGTATTAATTATGCAACTAACTTAATAGGAGAACTACATGTCAGGTGGAAGCGGTGGTACTAGACCGAAACCAAAACCTAAACCCAAACCGAAACCTAAGTACAGCGGGTAATAACTATAATGTTTGAACTAATAGGCTTTATTAATACATTTTTGACCGTATTATTTTTATGCGTATGCTTTTTTACACTTAGCAGAGCAATTTTAGCTTATTGCTTCTTTACAGCATTATTTACAATGAGCACGCTAGGTTTGTCGAAAGACTCACCTAGCTTCTATCTATATTATATAGGTGCTGCGTTTAATGATTTATTGATTTTAATGGCGTTGAATAGACTAGCTCCATTTACCAAAACTAATCGGCGCTTAACTTATGCTTGTCTTATGTCTATAGGCATAAACAGTGTGGGATGGGTGATCTGGATGTTATACGAACCTCCGAATATTTATAATCTGTTGTGTACAATAGTGTATATGTATGCAATAGTCGTAATGTTTTTAGATGGAGATACCGATAATGTGGGAATACGCGAACTGGCTTACCGGCAGCTTAAGCTTTATTGCAATCGGTATGTTGGCCATAAATGAGTATAAAGCTCGAAAGAGGAAGGAAGTACTAGATGAACTTAGTAAGCGATATGATAAATAACCTTCGAATAGGTTATGCAATAGGTTTAGGCACTGCAGGTACAGGTCTAACTTTTTCTTGGCTTCAATGGGTTTCAGCTGATTTAGGTAGTCTTGCTACTATATCAGGTAGCGCATTGTCTATAACGTTGATTATTTCACATTGGCGTAAAATGCGAAGAGATGCTGAAAAACATGAACTAGAAAAGAAACTTTTACTGCAACAACTGAAAAATAACCATGAAGATACAGAAGTTTGATGGCGGATTAAGCACTAGGCTAGCGCCTCAGATGCTTAATCTGAATGAAGGAAGAGTGTATGAGAATATCGATAATGAGGTAGGTATTCTTGCGCCTGTGAAAAGTAAAACTGAGACTTCAATAGAAGTTCAACGGTTTGCTACTTTTTATAATGCGGCGCAACAGTGGGTATCCTCAAACACTTTTACAGACTATGTAGAATTCCAAAAGATTTTGTACTCTACTGACAGAGTTGGTAGACCACAAAAGTATGACGGAACAAATCGAAATAATTTAGGTATTTCTGCACCGACTGTAGCTCCAACAGTGACAACATCTAGTAGTGTAGATACACCTACAGAAGCTGACTTGATTGCAGGTAATGCTGGTGATTTACCGTCTACTACGCATTACTATATTTTAGTTAATGATGATGGTACTTTCTTATCTGGTCCTTTACGTACTAGTATAGACTTGGTTAATAATCGTATTAACTTAGATAATGAAGACTTTGAACAACGCTTCGGTAGAATTGAACCTGGTATAATACAATATGTAAATACTTCTAATAATTTAACTCGAAGTGTAGAAATACAAAATGTAAAAGGTATTACTTATGGAGTTAATGGCGTAAAAGTCTACCGTCTATATGCAGGTACTTACAGATTAGTAGGTACTTTAGCTAATGCAGGAGCTACTTTAAACGATACAACTTATGATATTTCAGGTAATGATGCTTTTGATGAAGTAGAAGTTGCACCTTTATCGGGTACGTTACAGTATGTTTATACTTTTGTAAATTCAACAGATGGTACAGAATCAATACCTAGTCCTGTGTCTGTAGAACAAACAGTACTTAGTAGTGTTAACTTAACTACAATACAAGTATCACCTGACCCACAAGTAGATAAGAAAAGAATATATCGATTAGGTGGTAATATTGCTACTTTTTCTTTAGTTGCAGAGATCGATAATTCTACAACTACTTATTTAGATGAAACGCCTGATACCGAGATAATAGGTACAGTTCTTACATCGATATCTAATACAGCAGCGCCTGCTGGTTTAGCGTTTTTACGTGAAGCTTATGCAATGCTCTTTGGTGCTGAAGATACAAAGCTAAGATTTACACCTATAGGTGAACCTGATTACTGGCCTGAGTTGTTTTTTATACAATTTAGCACTCCAATAACTGGTATAGCGCCAGTAACGAATGGTGTGCTTGTATTTACTCAGTTTAATACTCATTTAATTACCGGTACAGGTCCCAGTTCATTAGCTCGATATTTAATTAGTAAAGACCAAGGTTGTATAGATGCATCATCTATACAAATTATTGGTGGTTCAGCTATATGGGCTTCTACAGACGGCTTGTGTACATCTAATGGTAGTTCTGCAGTTCAAGTATTAACAAAAGATAAGCTAGGTAAAATTGCATTAAATCCTGTAGATTCAGCTGTACATGATGAAGTATACTATCTACTAGAAAATAACGGTTCTATTTTAGCATTAGATTATCGTTATGGTAAAGTGTTAAAGCGATTAGTCTTAGATATAAATTCACTAGCAGTTGGAAACGATATTTTATACGGTCATCTAAATGGACGACTGCATTCATTATTCTCTTCTAGCATAGTAGAAGAGTTCAAGTACACGTCACCAACGTTTATAGAAGGTAAGAAAACGGAAGAAAAACAATATAAAAAAGTGTACATTTATTCAAAAGGTGATATAATAATAAATATATATATTGATAATGTTTTAGTT